TGAAGGCACCTTGAGTGTGTCAATTGCATTTTCCATAAGTTCTTTCACTGCGGATATGTCTGATTCTTCATTAATAGAAAAACAAAGTTCGTCATGAATTTGCAATAATGGTTTAAATCCTGCCTTATAACAATTTATCATTGCCTGTTTTGTTTGATCTGCAGCGGATCCTTGGATCAATCTATTTAAAGCTTTATATGTAAAAGCCCTTCTGATGTTGTTTCCATAAACTGCCTTAGCCTCCTCGTACTGCATGGCTTTGTTCATTCCGAAGGTAGCAGGCTCCCACATGTCAAATCTGCATTTACGACCCCCTACGGTTCGAATAAAGCCAAATTTTGAGGCACTGTTAGTTACTTCAGTAGCTAATCTTTTTACAAAGGGCACTCTCTCACCATACTGCCTTAATAGAGCTTCAGCTCTATCCTTATTGATACCTAATTCTTTACCTAATTTAGCTTTGCCCATACCATAAAACAAACCAAGGTTGATTGTCTTAGCTTGAGTTCTAGTGATACCTGCCATCTCAGCTACGATTTGGTGAAAGTCTGCTGCTTCGTTTTTGTAAGCTTCTATGAACTCCGCTGCACCTTCAAAATGGTCATTGACAGATGCAGCGTAGTGAGCAACAAGCCTAGGCTCTTGTTGTGAGTAGTCGAAACTACCCCATTGTTTACCTTCTTCAGGTAAGAACAAGCTTCTAATTTTATCTCCATACTCTTTATTTCTTGCAGGGATCTGTTGCAGGTTAGGGTTTGAGTATGATAAACGTCCTGATACAGTTCCGCCTTGGTCAGATCTTAGTTGATTTATTTCAGAATGTATTCTACCTTTGTGGACATAACGTTGAATGGAGTCAATGAATGTTGAATGGAATTTATTTATTTCTCTTGCTTGTCTTATTAGTTGCGCTATCGGGTTATCACAGTTCACTAACCAGTTTTGGGTAAAGCTTGGTTCTCCGGTTTTCGGTGTCCGTGGGTACTCCACACCTATTCGATCAAACACCTGCGCTACCGATCTACCAGCCCAGATATCTACACCTAATGTAGTTTGTTTTTTTATGTCATGTAAAATTGTTTTTTCTTTAGCTACAAATTCTTTTTTTAGACTTCTAGCCTTCTCTTCATCAACTCTTATACCTCTTCGTCTCGTATCGATTAAAATAGGCAATAATTCCATCTCCATTTCCCACACATCGTGTAGGGACTGCTTAGATAGCTCTGTTTTTAGCACTTGCCATAAACGTAAGGTTAGCCCTGCATCTTGCTCAGCATAGAAGCCTACGTAGCCCGCAGGCAGCCTCCACATGTCAGCTTTTGGGTCAATTCCCCATTCTTTAGCTTTTTCATTCAAAAACGTTTCATTTTTAATTTCTCCTAAATAATCTTTAGCACATGCATTTAAACTAAAACTAAATCTGTTTTCATTGATCAGCGCAGCAGCAATCATAGTATCAACTATCTTACCTTTAATCTCAAAACCATTTACAAGCAGCCAACCTACATCATAACTTGCATTATGAAATATTTTAGTAGCATCTGTTTTTAATATATCTTGCATCCAAGCAGTGGTGATGGCTAAATCCATATTACCACCAGCATCATGTTGAATTGGAAAATACCATTGTTGGCCAAGTGCAGCCACAGCAAAACCAACTATTGCACCATCGAAAGTTGCCCATCCTGGTCCTTTTGTTTTTATATTTGGATCTTTAGTCTCCAGGTCAATTGCTATTTCGGTTGCTTGTGATAAGTCTGGATACTCTGATGGAGCTACCCAATCACTGTCATTGTATATAAAGTTTAATTGATGAGTCATTAATTTTTCATCTTTGCAGTTTGTCCTTCAGCATATAAATTTTGTATTGCTTCACTCATAGGAATTTTACATTCGAATATATAACAATCCGCACAGTAATAAACTTGTTTATGAATTATTACAGATGGAATTGTATTACACACTTCACATTTTATTAATCTACTTTTTTGTTTTTTTGTCATAGCTTACGACTGTTAAGTGTTCAATTTCTAAATCACAATAATGTTTTATTTTTTGTAAATCTTCAATTGTTTTACCTTTTGTTAAATATCTACAAGCATATTTTATTACGTTTGCTTGAAATGGATTTAGACCATTTTTTCTTATAAATGTCCAAGGTTGGATTAAAAATTGTTTATAGTGATTCCCGCCTACCTGCGTACTATCAGGAAATGCTTCATCAAACATATTTTTATCTGACATAGTTAGCCTCATATTGTTTGTAATATTTTCCTAATGGAAAATTATATTGGTGATAGGTACCCAACAGATGGAGTGTGCTTTTAGATCTAGTGGCACCAGTATACCAAACCCTAAGTTCTTTTACTTTATCTGCTAAATTCTTTTTATCAAAGTGTGATGGAAAATTACATTTGCTCGCCAGGACAACATTATCTGCTTCACCACCTTTCACCTGGTGTATGGTATCTATAATTATTTTAGGAGGTTGTGATAAATCTACACCTTCTTTCATAAGTTTTTGAAAATACTTTTTATCTTTATCTTTAAATTTTCTTTTAAACACCTCAGTCCAAGGACCCTTTTCGTCTCGCATACCACACCTTAAATGTAATTCATCAAAAGTAAATACTTGATTTGGGTGTGCAAAACTCCATTTTTTACTGTCCGTTGACCGGTATCCGTGGTCAATGTTTAACAAAAATTCATACATTGTTGTAGCTTCTTCTCTAGTAATACTACCGCCCTCACAAATCTTCTCCCAATAATTAATCGCTGAGAATTGATTAGGATCAAATGACTTATTATTCTTTTGATCTTGGTAATATAAACCTAGGTTCTTTGCCTCCTGCTGCAGTTCTTTCTTTACATCATTAATTCTGGCCAACACCATCCAACTACCATCCATATTCCAAGGCACTTTCTTTAAACCACCCCACCTATAAATAGCTCCCTCTTTACCGTTTGAATGAAATTCTTTTGGAACTCTGTTATCTCCCATACTATTTAGTAAACAATTAGAAAAGAAATGTATGTTTTTGTTTAATCTTACTGATTTTTTTAACACTAAAGTTTTACCTGGAAAGTTTTGAAATAGGTCCACATCGGCACCATTCCACTCGTAGATTGCTTGATCATCATCCCCTGCAATATAAACTCGCTCTACTGCACTTGCTATTTTGACAACCATATCCCATTGTAGCGGTGTTAGATCCTGAGCTTCATCTACCATCAAAACCTTAAAAGGAATAATTAATCCATCATTAATAAATTTTTCTACCATGTCAGTAAAATCTAACCTGTCCGGTGTCCGTTGGCCGTTCTCCATCTCCATTGTTTTAAATTCTTGGTATCCTGCAATAATAGATTTGAATTGTTGCAGCCTAACAGATTTTCTAGTTTGTTGTTTGTATAACCACACAGGATCAACTTTCATGTTTCTTGCCCTGTCATATATTTGAAGTGACCAATTGTTATAAACTTTTGCATCATCATAATTATCTTTGTAACCAACCTTTACAGTCCCATACTGAGTATGAAACATCAGCAGGTCTGCCTTGGGATCTAATACGGGAATCTCAGCAAACTGTTGTCTGGCCAGAGAATGTAGTGTTCTAAAATATGTAAAAGCATCTTCATCATAACCTTTAAATTTTTGTCTAACTCTTGCAACACATTCGTTAACAGCTTTGTTGGTGAACGATACGTAACAAATTTCATCTGGTGAATAACCTTTTTCCAAATATCTTTTAACTCTCTTAAGTAAGTTTTCAGTTTTACCTGTACCTGGAGGTCCAAATATTTTAATTGTCTTCCCACGCAGCTTTTGCTTTAACAAATTTGACATCTTTATTTCTGTGCTCACTCTGTTTTGGCAGCGCTACTACCCAATGTCTAGACTGTATACCTTTAAACTTAGACTTGGGTTGTGCACCACCTGTTTCTAAAAATTTTGTACATTCTTTTTCATTCCAATTATACCCCATTTTTTTCATAAAGTTTTTGAAGGTTTCTAATTTAAATCTCATTTCAATATCATCCTTCCAAATGTTTCCAGAATCTATCTGGTCGAACTCAGTAGTATCTTCTACATCTTCAAGAAATCTAGACATTCTAGAATTAAACACATCAGTTAATTCCTCAACACCATCAAAGCCTTCCATGTCTTGTTTGTTAGACATTAACTCTTCTAGCCAATCTCGATAAGGATCTGGATCTCTTTTAGTTGGTTTTAAGGATCTCCAAACAATATCGTAGTTAAGCAGCGCTTCACCAAGTAATTGTTGTTGGTATAATTGTTTTGTCGATAGTCGAATTGATTTACCTTGAATGGGTAATATCCAATAAGGTTCCGGATATGAATTTACTTTTGTAAGTTTTCCAACTTCAGGCAAAGCTTCATTCTTACCAATACCGTGTGCACGTCTTAAACAAGTTGCAGAAGAACAATGCATTCGTGCAATAGATGTTTTACATTTGTAAGTATATTGTTTATTCTCCACACCTTTAAAAATATTGTTTAACTCCTGCGGATGGAGTGGTTCAGAGCATACCTTAGACATCATGTTACGTGTCCAATCTTCATACATGACAGGATCTGGATTAATTTTTTTACCAAGTACAGCTACATTAAACATAGCATCATTACGACCTTCACCTTTGTTAACTTTATTTTTCATAAAATTAACTACGCACGGTGGGTAGTCTTTTGTTTCATCATCTTGAAATACTTTTAATTTTTTAAATTGTGCAGGGGTAAGTCTGTATTCTGATACAAACTTAAATAAATCTACTAACTTAATAGAGTTGCCATCATTATCCATGCAAACTCTCGTTGTCATGTGTGCTTTTTGGTAAGGTAGGTTTACAAAATTACCTTTTCTTTTTTGATCCCAACTTTCAGGAGTCAGATCAACTTCGTCTTGCGCAGGGTAAATGTCAGTTGTTGTATCGTTAACACCTAAGTCAGATGCGATCTCCAATAATTTTTTTCTCATTGATGATGCTGCAACAACACCATCAATAAATAAAATTAAATGGAGTCCGTTGGATTTTGATCTGAATGGGACGAGCGGGTACTTCCTTTTCCGTATAACTGATATAACTTCCTTATGTTGTATATTGTAGCGATCAACATCGATGACCCCCCAACTACATGAATTATCATCTCTGATAGGGACACTTCCATAATATTTTTCTCCTTTTAAATGTTGTAACCAATCATCCTTGGTCATGGGTTTAGGTTCAACCCAATGTCTGAATTCTTGCTTACCATCACGATCACGTTTGTGACCCAAAGGTACGGAAGCGCCAAAATATGTAGTAGAGCCTTGGAAGAGTTCTACAAACTCTCCCAAGGTCTTGTCAAGTATCTCCATTGTTAGAATGGAGTTTTTTCTGTTTTCTCTTCGTTGGAGTGATTCGCTCTCACTGCACCTTTTTTACATGACTCATAAAAGTCATAAGCTGCTTTGATTGTTTCTTCGCTCTCAACTTGTCCTGTATGCTCAATCTCCCAACCATACCAAGAACCTAAGTTGTTCTTTTCTAGAACTGTCTTAAGTTTGTACTGTTGAGTAAATGGTGCAGGTCTAAAGAAACCTTTACCATCTGCTTTTTTTGATCTTAAGGACATCATCATTGAATTCCACTTTTTAGATTTTTTTCTTTGAGTAGATTTCATAGTTATTAAGGCTGTAGATGATTTACCTTCTTCTACTACCATTACATAGTGAGAAGCAGTTTCTTCTACATAGTTACCATTCTCAAGCCTATCCTTGCCTTTTTCATCCCGTGTCGTTTTAGACATGATATCTGAATCAGCTGGATAAACATTAACAGGAGCGACAGCACCTTTATCTCTGTCCTTCCATTCAATGTACTCTAGTTTATAAAAACAAGGTATAACATCCATACCTTCAGCGCCATTATATAACTCGTTAGTAACAGTGTTGTAGATCATTCCAGGTCTTGCATCAGCATTAAATTGGCTATCACCTTGTGTTACTTGAGGCGATAGTTGACCTAGAACTTTAAGAAATGGTAACGCTAAACTATTTGAGTCTACGTTATCAAATCCTTCATCGGCAAATTGCTCTAAGTTAATAGTAGCAACTGCACCGGCTTCTTTTTTAATCGATACTTCGTTCGATTGTCCGTCTTTTATTTTCATAGTATTACCTATTATTTGTTAGTTATTTTCGTTTTATTTGCGATGTATACACCGAACAAATCAAATGGTAATTTCTTACCACCTTCAACTTGTTCTTTAACAAACGCCTTTAAAGTCATGGGCTCAACTTTTTCTTTTTTATTATAGTTGAATCCAAACTTATCACACACGCTTATTAATTCAGAGACTTGATTGTCTTGTCCTCGACCAAATGATGCCGTAACAGTATTTTTAATTAGATCTTCAAATCCGTTACTTCTCAAATAACCAAAGGCTTCGTCAATACGTGACTCAGGAATTTTTGCTGCATAGAATGGTTTTACTTCTACAGTAGATCCATCACTTAACTTCAGCAAAGATACACCAGCTTCCTGCATCATCTCTGGAATTGTTCTCTCCTCTAAATCACGAGCTTTGTTTTTTAGAGTAGATAATTTTTCTTCTTCATCTTCGATATCTTTTCGGAGACTTTTTAGTTCGTTACATTTATCTGAAATAGACTTAACACTATCTTGGCTAAGATCTATATTAGACATTTTTTCAATATCTATTTTTTCCATATTTCCTCCGTCAACGTCATTATTTTATTTTCTTGACCTTTGCAAGTAAAAAAATATATATAATTCAGGATGTGGAAATACCCGTATAAGACTACCCCATATGAGCATCAAAGAAATGCTTTAAATCAATCTGCAGAACAAACGCAGTGGGCTTACTTCATGGAGATGGGAACGGGAAAAACTAAAGTTACTATAGATAATATGGCTTATCTATTCTTTCAAAGAAAGATAAATTCTGTTTTAATTATTGCACCTAAATCTGTTTATCTCAATTGGGAGAATGAAATTGAAACTCATATGCCTGATGTTTTAAAATATAAAATATTTAGGTGGAATGTTGATAAACCAAAAGATTATCATGCAATCGAATCGTTTAAAGATCTAAAAATATTTTTAATAAATGTTGAAGCATTATCAACAAAAAGAGGATTTAATGCTTGCATAGATTACCTCAAAGAAAATAAATTAAATTTTGTAACGGTAGATGAATCAACCACAATAAAAAACAGATCAGCAAAAAGAACAAAAAATATTTTAGCACTACAAAAATTAGCTCTGATAAGGCGTATACTAACAGGATCGCCAGTAACAAAATCTCCATTAGATTTATATACACAATGTCAATTTTTAAGTCCAGAACTATTAGGTTTTTCTAGTTATTTGGCCTTTAGAAACAGGTATGCTGAAATGACTGATATACCAGTCGGCTCCGGAAGATACATAAGTGTTCCTAAATATTATAAAAGATTAGAAGAATTGGAAATGAAACTTAAACAATTTGCTACTCGTATTCGTAAAGATGAATGTCTTGATTTAAAACCTAAGGTTAGGCAAAAAAGATATATAGAATTAGAAGGTGAAGGCAAACAAATCTATGAGAAATTGAGAACTTCAGCTCTAGCAATTGTAGAGGATAGTACAATCTCTTTTTCTAATAAACTAACTGAAATAATTAAACTTCATCAGGTTTGTAACGGTTTCACAAAAAATGATGATGGTGAAATCATGACTTTACACAAATCAAAGTTGAATGCTCTTGATGAAATACTTGAAGAA